TGACGCACTTGAGCAAAAATTATCCGATAAATAACTCTAAAGCTTATAATAATGGCAAATATTAGAAAGTCATTTAATTTTAGGAATGGTGTACAAGTTGATAATGATAACTTCGTTGTAAATGCGAACGGACTTGTGGGAATTGGAACATCAGTTCCCACTGAAGCAATCGATGCAATAGGAAATGCAAAGATTAGTGGTCTAACTACCACTGGAACTCTGGGTGTTGCACAGACTGCAACATTCTTTGATGATTTAAAAGTAGGAAGTGTTAATATAGATCCCACAAGTGGCGTTATCACGGCAACAAAGTTTGTTGGTGATGCATCGTTAATGAGTGGTATTGTTGCAATATCAACAGTTGGTTGGGTCTCACAAGGAGTTGGACTTCATACAATATCAAAGTCGGTTGGTATAGGAACCACCGATCCATTGTATGCCTTACAGATAGGACAAGATCCTGCATCTGGCATTGGTATTGGAATGACGGCAGGAAACATTCTTGCTAGTGGTATAGTTACTGCCACAACGTTTGATGGCAATCTAACTGGTAATATTACCGGAAATATTACTGGTGATCTTACTGGTGTTGCATCAACGGCAACAGCATTACAAAATGCTAGAGATTTTGCAATCACCGGTGATTTGGTAGCAAGTGCAGTATCATTTGATGGTACTAGTAATGTTTCATTAGCATCCACACTTTCTTCTAGTTTCAGTGCAGATACGACTGGTATTATAACTGCAAGTAAGTTTGTTGGTCCTACAGAATCAACAACATCAACAATTACTACAGGCACAATCACACAGGCAAACATCACAAATGCTGATGTTGGTATCGGAACCTTTGATGATTTAAGAATTGATAAAACTGCTGGTGCAAGTCTTGTTGTTACGAGTACAACAAACTCACAAGTAAGTATTGGACAGTCTACGAGTGGAGGTAATCAAAGTGCTCAGTTGCTCTATACACCCGGTACAGGACGTTTAGATATCAATAACTATGATGTAGGTGGTGTAAGTATCAACCTCCACGAAGGCACGGGTACAGGCACTACAGAGAGTTTTAACGTTAAATATGATAATGCTAAACAGTTTGAAGTTACTTATGATGGAAAGGTTGGCATCAATCGTGGTGGAGCAACACTTGAAGAAAACTTAGAAGTAGGTGGAAACTTTAAAGTCACTGGTGATGCAAGAGTTGCAGGTGTTCTCACAGTAAATCAAGGTGGACCAAATCAGGTCACTTTAGGTGATGGTAGTGCACTGCCAATGCCAGATAGTCAAAACTTCAATACTGTTTCTGGTATCAGTACTTTCAATAATTTTGACATAGCAAATAACCTTAGTGTTGGTGCAAGTATTACTTCTGGCACCATGGCATATTTTGGTGGTGAAGTTGGTATTGGAACAACAAACAATAGTGCATTTTTAAGTGGACCAACAAACCTAAAAGCACACGTAGAAGGATCTACTTGGTCAAAAAATGGAGTATACACTGCCGGAAAACTTGCCATTACTACTAAGGCAGATGGATCCCTGCAAACAGATGATCGAGTTATTCCAAGTGGTAATGGTGCATTAGGTCCTAGTGATACTTTTGATTTTGGTGCTGTTGTTCCTTTCGTAGATTATGGAAGTTTCCAAGTAGAAACTGGTGGAGCAGCATTTATAGTTAATAATGTATTGATGGTTCCTAGTGTTGGTGTTGCAACAGTAGGATTTGGAACAACGAATGGTGCACTTATCCCATCAAGTTTCCAGGAAGGTGGTAATAGATATCTGACTAATGTTGGTATCAATACTTACTATGCGAGAAGTATTCTTGACGTAGGAACAGCATCAACCACGATGAACTCCTACTTTATTCCACCATCTCTGACACAATCAGAGATTGATATTATGGCAACGTTGCCTGGAACTCCTACTGGAACAGGACATGCATCATCAAAGAAAGTTACACCTGATGGTGTTGTTCCTGGAGCATTACTCCATAACAAGACAACAAACACCATTCAAGTTGGAGCATCAACAAACACATTTAAGAACATAAGTCCTATTGTTGCATTTGCGACTATTGAGTCTGGTGTTATTAGTACTTTTGAAAGTCATAATTTAGCATTGTCAAATAGTTCTAATGATGCAAACTTTACCTTTAGCACTGCACTACCAGATGCAAATTATACGGTGGTTGTTGGTGCCCACTCAGGACAATCTTCTTCTCCGCAAAATAAAACTGCAACAGGATTTACTCTTAATTTTCAGTCTAGTTCTGCTGGACAAACTTACTCTGTAATGGTACTTCACCTCTGATACTTGACAAGACTCTAAAATCCCTGTAGAATACCTTTGTTAGGGTTGAAGAGAAAGTATGAGATTTAGCTTAGCCATTATCAACCCTCCTTATGGTGTGGGTGGAAACCTTGCCATTAAGTTTCTCAATAAGTTGTCAGAGCACACCGATGATATTCGTGCTGTGCTTCCTACTTCTGTACGGAAACCATCTTCACTGAATAAGATTGTAGGACATCTTCATTGTGATGTTGATGAAGATCTTGACCCTTCCACTTTTCCTGGTGGTATTAGTGCAGTAAAACAATACTGGAAAGTAAAAAATACTTCAAGATTTGCAATAGGGGTTGGTGAAATTCCTATGATGCGAGAACATCCTGACTTTGAGTTTCTTCCTTACGAGAGAAGAGATGAGGCAGATATATTTGTTGGTGAGTTTGGTTGTGGACCCAGTGGTAGAGTCAAAACAGAAAACTTTACTCACTATGCCAAAGGACATCATTTTATCAAGGTAAGAGATCCTAAGGTAGTGGATAATATGGTAGAATTTGCTGATAAGTTTAGAGAAGCAGCAGGTCAATGTAATGGTCGATATCATTTTGGAAAGAATGATCTGATCTCTACCTATATCAAATGTATTGAAGAACGTGATGGCAAAGAATAAACATAATATTGATGTTGGATCGACGATTGATAGATCCGATGAAAGAATTAAAGTAACTCAAGAAGTATTCACACCGATGGAACTTGTTGAGAGTATGGTGAATGATATTGATATCGAATTACTACAAGATCCAGAGAGTACTTTTATTGACAACTCTGCTGGATGTGGAAACTTTTTGATTGCACTTAAGAAAAAACTACTGGAATATCATACTGAAGAACATATTTTGAATAATATGTTGTATGCAGTAGAAATGATGGAAGATAATCATAAGGAATTGTGCGCCAATCTTGGTGTAGATGTCACACATCCTCATTATGTTTGTGCTGATGCACTGGAGTATGACTATTCTTTTGATGAAGAAGTCGGTTTAGAGCAAGATCTGGGTAAGATACCAAAACCAAAGGACTACACTCCACCAGCACCCAACACAGATCCCAGCGAAGCATCCTTAGATAAGTTCTTCTAATCGATCAAGGGGTTGACAGGGTATCGGATTCATCGTATATTGCATTTGTGGTTGGGGGATTCCTCACCATGTTGTACACTACATTAATTAATTATGACCGTTACTGGTTTTGGAATTCACATTCCTTCTGATCATATTCCTCACCCGAAAGATACGGATGAGATGCTTCACCTGAAACGTGAAGTTGAAAGTTATTCTCGTGCCGAATTTGCGAGTTGTAAGTATCTTTATACTACAATCATTAACACCAAAGACATCAAACTCCGCAAGAACGTTGGTCGTAAACGTGGTAATGACCGTAAGGTTTATGACCGTGTGGCACGTAATTTGGAACCGGGTTACAAGGTTGGCAAACTGCCCCCTGTGATTCTTCTGAATGAAGACACCAACAAACTGGAAAACTGGTTGGCGAATGGCAACCATCGTTGGATGTGGTATGTTACTAACAACTATGAGTGGATGGTTGTTGACGTTTATGCTACTAACGATGGTTATGATGATGGTGACGTAATTGATGAGGTTGGTCTTCTCAATCAACCGCAACCTGACGGTACTGAGCCTAGTTACGATGACTACTTTGCCCGAGGGCAGGACTACATTCGCCGTAAAAAGGAGAAGGGTATTGATGTTACTGAGGAAATGATTGATGATTGGGTTGAAACTTTTGCAGTTCATGAAATTGCTATCAACCGTACCAATCTCAAACGAAATCTTTTCAAGAAAGAAGTTAAAGATTCGTTCCCACTTGCTAAAAATTATGAGAGTTATCCTTATCTCCCTGACATGAGAGTAT